CAAACTGTCGTTCAGCAACAATCTCATTACGCATGACTTTATTGCCAGTACCAACTGTGCAAATCCTACGCATCTCAGCAATGCCATCGCCATCAAAGTCTACCTTTAAGTAGCCTTCAATGTAGAGAACACTCTTGCTTGATGGATCACCATTGTTTGCAGTACTGATAACGGCAAATGGATTACGGGCGGTATATTCTTCGTTGTTGTCAAAGTCATTACCATTACCAGCGACTTCAACCATTTCATCATAGTCATAGCCCATTGCGACTAGATCAGAAACAGTCTTCATTGTGCGGTGGCCCACAAAGGTAGCCTCATCAATGGACTTTGCTCTGCGGTCAATCAGAAACTCTTCTGGGGGTAGAGCCTCAATCTTTACCTTGCCAGATTTAATTCTGCGCTTGATCTCCACGTCATACATCATGGGTGGTGGAGTCATAATTCCTTGGGCAAGATTCTGTTCTGCCATGCCAGGAATTGGATACTCACGCACCGCAGAAATCTCAATGTCTGGGTCTTGAGTCAGGAACATCATTGTCTGCTCATCAAGCATAGAGAAAGACTCTGCTTTGACTTCTACAGACTCATCCCACCAGTACTTCACAATACCTACTTTGCGTACTAAAGCGTCTTTAAATGCTGAGTGCAAAATCTTAAAGCCTGGGTTATCACGCTTGAAAATAAAGTCAACATAGTCTGTTGCTTGTTCAGCAGAAGCAATGTCTTCTGGTCCTTGGGGGGCGAACTCAACCACACGCTCTGGACCAAAGAAAATACGCATCAAGCTAGGCAAAATGCCTTGCACAGTATCACGTACATCCATTGACACTACTTGTGAGCGACCATCCTCTTCGTTACCAAAGGGGAGGCCATAGTAGTATTCAGTAGCTAATGCACGATTGCCACCAATGTCATCATCTATGAAAGAAATTGCGTCATAAATTTCAGAAGAAACAACGCCTTGAAGTTGCTCTTCAGACATTACCTCATCTTCTTGCATCTCACCTTGCAAGGTTTCAGCCATCAACATTGGGTTTTCTTGTTTCATTTTTAATCCTTAACGTCCAGCAATGTATGGAAGAATACCTTGTGATGCCCCGCCATAACTTTGGAGTAGTGATGGAATGCCGCCAACATAATTATTAGCCATACCGCCACCACCCATACGCATTTGAGGAGCAGACATCATTTCATCTTCTCTAGTCTTTGGATTGAAGGCATATTTGTATGCGCCTGACAACATATCGCCAGCAGTAGCATTGGGATTTGTGATGGTGTTGTAAGCGTCCATAGTAGGCGCAATAGCTTGGTTGCCCATTCCACCAATAGTGCTTCCTAGACTTTCCATAGCAGTAGGTGGAGCCATACCGCCACCAGCGACTGCTTCAGACATAACGTCTGTTGCACCTGTTCCACCACTAGCAAAGGATTCCATTAATGCAGCTAAAAAGGCTTCCATTTAGTCTTCCTCATCTTCCATGTCGTATTCGGTCTTAGCCATCATCAACATATTCTGCTGATTCTTGGTCATCTTCTTAGTGATAGGACCACCAGATAGCCATGCTGAACAGGTACGCTCACCTGCACACTTAAAGTCAAACAGTTCGCAGTAGCCAAGATTAGCCGCACCCTGTACATCTTTAGCATAGCCATCAGTTTCTTCATCTATACCTTTTAGGATGCAATCTAGCATCTCAGGGGTTTGGATAAAGGCAGCGCAGTTACCGCAACGCATCTCTTGGACTTCATCAATGGATACTGTCCACATATCAGCTAGGTTCTGCCAGTACTCTTCGTTATCTTCTTCTGGGTTTGCAGGGCCATAGTCAACATTCTTGATCGCCCAATTACGATTCTTTAGGTTGAACTTGATGTCATAGGTAGCGGTTGGGCAGTTCATAGTTTTACTTTGGTAAAAGTCCAGTTATTGGGACATCATACGAATCTTCTGGAAAAATCATTCGTCTTTGTTCTGGAGTAAGCATTCTTCGTTCTGCTGCGGCTCTAGCCATAGCCTCGCCTTGAAGCATTCTGTATTGCTCAAAAGCACTCATGTTTGGCAGATCTTTAAATTGAGATTCTAAACCACCAGACTGAAAACCCTCAATGTTTTGTACTGCGTGTTGTAACTCATGCGTAGTAGAACCTAATGCACCAGCTTCTGTTTTATTCCTAATGTCGGTAGTACCTTTACCACCAAATGTTCTTTGATAGCTTGCCATGTTTGCAGACTCAGGTAGCCAATCTGGAAGTTTGGTAACTTTCATTCTATCTGTTGTCAACAATTGTGGGTATGCAGAATATAAATCTGGATTCCTATACATACCACCTAATGCACCTTCTAAACCACCTATATAGTTATTGGATTTTGAAGCTCCAGATTGGTCAAAATTAGTTCTAAATTCAGCCGTATTGTCAGGAATCTCTTGTGACCATTTGTTTTCTGGAGTCTTCCAATTTCCTGTTGCACTCCAAATATCTCTAGGACTTGCACCTTTTTCTTCCATGCTTCGAGCAATGGCGTTTGAGCTTGCATCCCATGTTTTAGATTTAGGTCCAACAAATATTTGTCTTTGCGTTCCTTGAGCTAATTCTTGAAGAATACCTGCTGGCGCTCCACCACGATCCATAATCTGTGGGACTACTCTTTCCGCAAGCCTTTCGCCCGCACGACCAGCAGCCATTGCCGCCTTATTTACGCCTGATGCCATTGGCGCTACTGTCATTAATGCTTCAGTAGTTTCTGGCTTTAATAGTGGAACATTTGCTTTGTTAACATTGGTCAACGCATTAATTAAGCCCATAGGACTATCAGCGTATGCGGCACGCTCTATAGTCTTTGGTATTCCTGTGCTTTCAATTAAACGGCCCAAACCTTGTAATTGCTGAGTTCTATTAGGATCTCTCATATATCCAAGCAATCCTTGGATAGCATCATTTGACAACCCAGTTAATGGATTGGCATAAGGAGTAGCCCTTAGTTCAGCCATGATTATTTACCATTTAACCTTGTTTGCCCAGAACGCTGCACTCATTTTGCCTTTAGCAATATTCTGAGCATGACGGGCTTTAAATGCTTCGTTTCTTTTAGATCCATCAGGACTACCAGAAACACCTTGTTGACCAAAGCGAATTAACTTCACTTCGTCACCAGACTTAGCCAATACAGCATGGCTTTTCTTTGGGTGGTTAGGAGTTTTCTTTGGCTTGTTGTAGCCAGAGAACTCTTCTGAACCACGCTTAATCATTTCTTTTTAGCAGTCTTAGCCGCTTGCTTAAACGCTTTATCAGTAGGCGCACCTTTAGTGCCAGGCTTTCGCATCTTTTCTTTAGAGCCAGCTTTAATTCGTTCTTGTTTGGCATTGATATTGGCATAAAGTCCAGCTTTCATTTTTTGCTCCGATTAGTTGCAGTACGACCACCACGTTTAGGCATAGCACGAGACTCGCTCATTGCAATAGCGACAGCTTGGTCACGGGATTTAACCTTCTGACCAGAGGAAGACTTGAGCTTGCCTCGCTTGTATTCGCCCATTACCTTGCCAATCTTTTTGGCTGCTTCATCCATTTTCATAGGGATCTCCTAAAAGGTTTGTCAATACTACCATATTGTGTTAATAAAAAAAAGAGCCACTTTTTTAGGGTGGCTCAAAATGGCAACGGCAATCAGACCAAACCTCGGATCAACCTTTTAATCGGTTTACCCCAAGACAAGTTAGACCCCCATGAGATGGTGGCGGCATCGGAGGCAAATGTCAAGACAAATGCGTCAGCCATGTCGGGAGATTTCAAGCCCCTACGTCTAATATCATCTTTAGATTCAATTTTTATCTTGCCATTAGATGTAAAGGTGTACCTTACAGTCGCCAGTTCAGCAATGAAATCCTCATTGTTAGGTATCTTACAGTCACGTTTCTCAAGCCAAGCCTTGGTTTTGTGCCATAGTTCGGCTCTCAGGTTGAGATACGTCCCCCCCATTGCAGGGCTTTCGGACACGTTAATCCCACGGCATGGAAGCTTTAGTTCTCTTAATCGGTCAACAACACCAGCGCCAAGGCCAATAGAGTCAACCAGAATCTCTGTAGGTTTACTCTTGTGGTCACAGGCTTCGTATTGGGCGACTACTGCACCTGTTAACTGCATCAGGTCTAGGTTCCTCCACCTCTCAAGAGTGTGTACAACATTAGACTGACGTTTACATAGAACTGAAGAATCGGAGCCAAAACGAGCCACATCGAGTCCCCAAATGATCGGAGCGTCTTCGTAAGCTCTTGTATCCCTGTGTTTAGCAGACTCAAGCAACTCCATAGGAATAATCGTGTCATCATCGCTCCTTGGGAACTCACCAAGAACCCTGATCCGATAGGCATTACTTTCTTCGCCATAGCGGGATTTCATGTCTTCTACGTACTCTTTACTCACCCTAGTAGAGTCAATACAGGATACTCTCTTTGTCCACCACTCATCTTTAAGTCGATTGTGGGTGTCAAAGAAGAAGCCAGAGCTACGAACAGGGTTCCCAAGTAGGATGGTCAGAGCGTTATGGCCTGACATAGAACCCGCAGCAGCCTCGAATACTGCCTCTGGGACACCAGAAGCCTCATCCGCAACCAACATGACGTTCTCAGAGTGGACACCTTGTAGGGCTTCGGGTTGTTCAGCACGAGAAGTCCTTGCAGAGATAAACGCCTCGGTAGCGGAAGCCTTGAGTTCTATCCTCTCTTGTTTGACATCGAGTAGGTCTTGGATAGGTTGGGGTAGTTCTTTGACCCACCTCTTTAGCTCGGCAAACAAAGCGTCATACAGTTGGGCAGAAGTAGGGGCAGTCACCACGACTTTGACGGGATACCTGGTCAACAAGAACCATAGCATTGCCCAAGAAGCGGTAGTTGACTTACCCACCCCGTGACCAGACCTGATTGAGATCTTTCGCTCACCAGAGGCCACAGCAGTTAAAAAGTCTTGTTGCCAATCATCAGGCTCTACTCCTAGGACCTCTTTAACGAACAGAACAGGGTCATTCCTGTAAAGGGTTATGAACTGGATAAACGGGTTATGTGCCATTGTTTTCCAATGTCTCGACAACTACTTCAGCCTTACCCATGTGCTTTAAAGCTTGGAGGTGTAGATCACCTAGACTGATATTGACTTGGGTCTTAGCGGTGTCTCCGTAGTTCTCAGGGTCAAGCTTAGAGGCCATCCACTTACGGGTATCGACTTGGAGTCTGGCTTTGTTGACTCCACTATTGCTTGTCTCATCTGCTTGGTCAGCAATATCAAGAGCCTCTTCTGCCAGTTTCTCAGCCTTTAGCTTCCGTGCAGCGAGTACCGCATCTCTACGCTCATCAGTATGGTTGATCCAGAAAGAAAGCATGGGCCTAGAACACTCTATGAACTCTGCCAAGCGTCCTATGGTCATTCCTTGGCTTATGTGTGCGGTAACGAACTCTATCCCCCCAAGCTCCTCTATCTTTTTCTCCAACGCTCTCCTCATAGGAAATCCTGCCATATCTTCTCCTTGATTTAATGGATACAAATTCTAAACTATAAAAAAATTTTTTGGAGGGTTCTTTTGTGGTTGAGGGGAGGGGGTAGGGGGGTCTTAGCTTTGAAGGGTGTATCGATGTGTGTTTATGTCCCCTGTCACAGCGCCCCCTCACTTTTACACAAGGGGGGGGTAAACCCTACCCTTACGTACTAACCCTTAAGGGTAAACCCCTAGGTAGAAACCCTATGAGGGTAAACCCTTAGATGTAAATGCGAATCATTCTCATTCGTATTTGTCTCATGAGCGCAAAGGGTTGGTGATTGTCGGCGCGTGAAAAGATTCTCTTTGTGTTTTTATGCATAGGTCAATCAATGATCTACCCTTTGCCTTTCCCCTTATGTTCCTTATGTATTCCCCTTTACTATCCCTTACATGAAAGGATGCCAATGGAATGGGTTGACCCTTTCTTTTCTTTTCTAATTGTAGCTACAAAATCAAACTGAATACTTAGGCTCTAAGGGTTTCTACTGATAGGGTTTTGGAGGGGTCAATAGAATCAACAAGTTACAGCAGTTGGCACGAATCTTTTATGCTCTATATGTGAGAGGGTAGATTTTTACTCTCTCTTTTATCAACTCTCAATAGGCGTACATACAATGAAATACTCAGACGATCAAATTAACCGCATTATTCTGTCGATGCACTTAGGCACTCATGGAGGCTTTGCAAGGGCATTAGCAGAGGCTTTTATGAATGCAGACTCTACCAACCAAGAGATTATCCTCAAATCGTTTAGCGCCTTGTTTTCTAAGGTCGCATCGTTTCTTGATATTGGAGAACAAAAATGAACGAAAACCATAAAGACATTCTTGCAGCCATTGGATTAGGTTTAGCCCTTTGCATTGGTTTGCTTGAATGGTTCGATATCCTCACAAAATAACTCTTTTCTTTTCTTTTTTAAATAGGTGTCACGTGATCAAAATATCTCAAACTTCAAAACTGAATGCCCGTTCATGGTCATTGCAAGCTTTAGACACTTGCCCTGGTTCATGGGCTGCCCCTGGTGAATTAGTAGATGCATGTAAAGGCTGCTATGCCACTACGGGAAATTACAACTACCCAAATGTTAAAGCCCCCAGATTGTCTAATCGGGAAGACTGGCAGCGTCTAGATTGGGTTTCTGACATGGTGCAAGAGTTAAACCAGGATAGATTTTTTCGCTGGTTTGATTCTGGTGATATCTATACCCTTGGTTTAGCAGAAAAGATTCTCGAGGTAATGATACAAACCCCATGGGTTTCTCATTGGCTGCCCACCAGAATGCACAAATTCCCCAAGTTTTCCCATGTTTTCGCACAAATGGAAGCTTTGCCAAATGTAAAGGTCAGGTTTTCCAGTGATTCCATTCGGGGTGAATATATCGAGGGTTTGCATGGCTCAGTCATTGGCCCCGATGCTGCCACATTTGAACCTAGGGAAGGCGTGAAGCTTTGTGAAGCTTACAAAAACAATGGCAATTGTTCTGGGTGTAGGGCTTGCTGGTCAAAAGATATTCCAGTGATCGCATACCCAGCGCATGGCCAAAAAATGGCAAGAGTTATCCGTTTACAAACAATTTAAAGGCTTAAAATGACTACCAGAAAAGTAAAAGATAAAAGACACCCCAAGATCATTAATGAATATATGGTTTATCAGGGAATCAATGAAATAAACACAGTGTTTGGGGCAATCATTGCCTTCAAAGCTTATCTAAACTCACCAGAGTTTAATAAATATCATGCTGAATTAGCCATTGATTGCCTTAGAAATACATTATGCGAAGGAACCATAAAAATTGAGGAATGGCTTGAAATTGAAGATGAGGTGAAACCATGAAAATTGGAAATATTGTGGCTTACGATTGTGACCCAGCAAAACTAGGCGAAATTACTCAAACCTTTTTCTATCCCTCTGGTGAACTAGGTCTACTGATAAAACCCTTTGATAACTCATGCACGTTTTTTTCTAAGTATGCGAGTGAGGTTTGGCTATTAGCAGATAAGCTCTAAACACTTCTAAAAATTCCCTGACGTAAAAATCAGGGTTTTTTTGAAAGTGTTTGCGAAGTGAGTACTCACATTCTCTAGAATTGATTAAAAAGCCCTAGAATCGGTTTAATGTGTCTGAAGCATAGTAGACCTTAGCAAAGCAAAAAAAACGGCTTAAAACGGGTTTTAATGGCTTTATAGGCGCATCATTGCATTGTGTCTCATGCAATAGTGGCACTCTGGCAAAAAGCGGCATTCTGGTGTTTAGCGAAGTGAGCGCCAACTTACATAATTTTGCGAAGTAAGTGCTAACTTACAAAAAACTAAGGGTTTACCCTAAAAATGTGGGTTGTACAAAAAAGTGGCACTTACTTTTTAGAAACTCGATTTAACCAATTTTTGAAAACTCAAAGTTTTTGAAAGTTTTGAAATTAGAAAGCATTATTATTTTCAGACGGGGTATCAAATAATCGTCTAATCGTATTATTAAGGGCATCAATCTCATCCATCTTTTTAATATGCCACATTCTTTTTTGACCATGCCATCCGAGAATAGAATTAGTATGGCAGTCTTGACATAATGCTATGCAGGTATATTGAAGACCTTGTTTGTAATGGTGGGCTTCTGAGGGTCCTGACTTATCACATACTGAACAGGGAAGCATCTTCACCCTTGCTAGGTGGAATCTTTCCTTGTTGTTCAGCTTGTTGTTCATTGAGTTGCCCTGACTTCCATTCTGGCTGAGTACTGATTGGTCCTCCAAACCTCGATCCTTGCTTGGGCAGCAGTCATCAACCAACGATACTTCTCTTCCTTTTCAACAGCAGCTCTTATGCCCTCAAGCACTTCGATGTATTCAGCATGGGCATAGGCAAAGGTTTCTTGTTTACCCAGAACTTCCGTCCCTGCCTGGCTCATCAGGTGAGCCTTCTTGGACTTTCGGAACTCCTCCAAGTACAGGCGCTCGGACTTCGCTTGGGCGTACAAGGGTGCGGTGTCGATCAAATACTGAATTGCTTTGTCGGGGCTTGTCTGGCTCTCCATGAATTAATCTCCAATGCTTCTCAGCTAAACGTCTTATTCCTTCTGACAAGGAACCATTCCCTGCCAAGGTCAATGCTTGCTCATGGATAGGCGCTACCCTTGCTCGGATAGTCCTACCTTCTTCGCTGATCTTCTTACGACCAGCGCCTTTTCTTGAACCGCCACGTTGTTTCATGGCTTGAATTATATGCTACAGAATCAAATCTTGATAGCTTGCAGCACAAACTTGATAGTCTCACCATCATCCTCTTGAAAGACAGTCTCAAAGTCTGCTTTGTAGATATTTCTAAAATCTGACATAGGTGTTTTACCTACTTGTTGTTTGTATTCCCTTTGGGATAGAAACACCAATTGTTCTAGTTGCATGATTCTTGTATGGCTTGGATCACCATAAGCCCAGACTGAGTTTCTTGATGGACAAGTCGCAAGAAAATGACCATTTGGCTTGAGAAGTCGCCAGAACTCTGAGAATTGGGCAAAGAAGAGTTTGTAGTCACCCTGTTGTCCAAGATGCTCTAGCACCTCATAAGCATGGATTTCATCAAACTTTTTGTCTTCAAAAGGCAAAGGAAGACTCATCAAGTCCCAATAAACGTCAGGATTATGGTCAGCGTTGTAGTCCAAAGTGGTCAGGTTATCCCAACCTTTAGTTCCATCTGTTGCCAATCTTTTGGAGTGGTTAGATCCACAGCCAATTAAAAGTTCTGTTTTTTTAGTCATACGTCTTCTGTTTTGTAGTTTAGCTTGTGATACTGAAAGCGCATGGCTCCCTCCATCTCTAGCTCTTTAAACTGCTCATCAGAAAGAAGGCCAATGACATTGCGTCCCTCAAACCAAATCTCTCTAATGGATTCGTTGTAGGTTGAATCCTCGTCCGATTCATACTCATAAACTACTGTGACCACTTCGCTACCTGCACCCACAGTTGTGTCAAATTCCCAAGTTTTTTCCATGATTTACTCCTGTTAAAAATTAAATGTTATTCCTTTTGTGGAATATTTTGAATAGGTACTTACCCTAGTGTTGCGATCATTCGCAATGCGGCTTCTGGATTGTCAATCCTTGCCAATGTACCGCCAGACCAATTCTCAAAAAAGTCTGTTTGTAGTTTAGTAAACCGCTTTTTAGAATTTGTTTTGATCTCCACCAAAAAGGTGTGACCTTTGTAGCCAACCAAAAGGTCAACTGGTAGACCAATGATCCACACGTAAGCACCTGCAGCTCTCAATGCGGATACGATTTGCTCTTGGTTAGCGTCTACTCTGGCGGCTCTTCTCATTTCAAGAGTCCCCAAGCTGTGGCGGCACAGAGAGGGACTTGTCCATTACCAATGGCTTTAAGTCTGTCCACCCTAGCGTCCACCCCATGAGCCACTCTACCCAAGTCGGGTTCAACTGACCACCAGGAACTGTCGGAGCCGTAAATGTTTTGCTCTTCGTTGCTCCCCTTTCGGCAGCGTAATCCAATCTGTCCCTGAGTTGCCCCGTCTGACCTGCCCCCTTGTAATCTGTTGAGCATGGAGTCGGGAAGTTTTCCCTCTCTAAATGGGCTACTGCCGTCACCAATGTTATTTGTGCTTTCTTTGTTCTGAGATGTTCCTCTGAACGAGGACCCCTTTTCCCATCCCAAGCATTGGGAGTCGGAAACATTATCTTCGGTGGTGGGTAGACTACCTGCTCCCTCAGAGTCGAGTGGGTTGTCCTGCCCTTCCTGTTGTTCTGATACTGTCTTTCTAAGGCTTCTGGATTTCTTGCGGGTAGTCCATCCATTACTGTTGGAGTGAGCCACAATCCAGATTCTGTCCCTTTGGTGGTTTGCACCAACGTCTTTTGCTCCCACAATTCCCCATTTCGCA